ATCACCTTTAGCACCTTGTTCACGACCGGGAGCACGGTAACGGCGAGCACGTTGGCGAGAGCCTGCGCCTGATCCGTGAACTGCCGCCAACGGATGTTCATCTCGCGCGCGGCTTTTGCCTGTTCCGGGGTGAAGGCGACGCCCTTGTATGCCTCGGCCGCATCGGTCGCGCTGTCCTTGAACTTAGTAAAGACTGCGGCCGCATCCTGACTCAGCCCCATCGCATTCAAAAAGTGCGATGCCTGCTGATCGGTCATGCCCTTGACGGCCTCGCCCATGCGGAAAAACTCATCCGCTGAGCGGCGTTTGTCTACCGTCCACGACTCAAGTGCGCTTTTGAATGCCTCCTCGCTACCGCCGGCATCACGATTAGCCTTCGCCCACGCGTCGATCTTGTCTGTGGCAACGCCCGTTCTCTCGCTCAGAATGTCGAGACTCTCGCCCATCTGAGAAAGATTCTGAAAAAGCAGCTGGCCCGAAAAGACCGCGACGAATGGCGCAACTACCCGCTTGAAAAGCGTGCCGAGCTTTCCCATGCGACCTGCCAGATCATCCATGGCGCGCCCTGTGATGAGCGAGGCCTTCTGCCCTGCCGTTCCGATCGCCATGATGCGCTCAGCCACCTCATCAGAGACTCCGCCGAGCATAAGCGTCGACTTGGACGCGCTGGCTGCCATCTGATCGATTTCCGCGCCGCTCACCTCCATTCGCTTGCCGAGGTCCGAGACGGCCTTGGACGCGTTCTCGAGTCCTTTGTTCAGCTCCTCGCTGTCGAGGCCGAGAGCGATTACGAGTCTGTCTACTACACTAGCCATTTTCTTTCTCTAGCCTTTGTTGTGCGAGCCACGAATGGTAGTTGCGGAGCTCTAAAACCTCGAGGAGCTCATAAGCCTCCTCGAGCGTCAATTTTTCTTTGAGTTCGACCATACTGGCCAAACCTGCGGCGACAATCGCGCCGCAGATTTTGGGAACATTCGCAAAGGACGCCACACCCTTTACTTTGAGGCAGGCGTTTCGGTACTTTGCGGCATAAGGGACTTCAAGGCGTCGCCATCGAAGAAAAAACCGAAGTTCCGGCGAAGTGATTCAATCCTGAGCTTCGTAAGCGTCAACGGGCTCTCGATGACGGCGCACGCGGACTCACCTTCGAGGCGGCGCAGCGCATTGCCCTGCACAAGCGTGCAGCACGAAAGGAGATCGTCAAGCAGAGGGCGTGCCTCGTCGTAGGGAATCGTGAGAATGGTCTTCAGCAAATCCGCGGGCTTGTCGCTGAAAACCTGCTGAATGTCGTCAACGTTACGCCCCATGGCAAAAGCCGCGCGATACATCCACTGCTCGGCCTTGTAAGCCGACATGGGCGTAATCGTGAAGCTCTTGAGCGTCGTACCGTCCTGCACTTCAAGCTTAGAGATGTCCATTGCTCCTCCTTACAGCACGCGCTCAAAGTCAAAGCCCCACTGCGTCGGCTGCATCGTGCGAGACGCCGCCGACATCGGAGGAGCGCTCTTGAGAACGCCCTTCACGAACGTGCGCGTGACCCCCAGCGAAGGGATGTAGCACGTTAGAGTGCATTCATACGGCTTATCGTTCGCCTCCATGCAATCGCGCACATACTCAAGCGCAGAGGCAGACGGAGAGGAGGCTTCGAGCGTGAGCGTCACAGACGAAATGTTCTTGATCACGCCTGCCACCATGTATCCATCGACAGAGCGACGCGTTTCCGCCATCTCGATCGAGTCGCTGGAGAAAATCGGCGCTGAACTGCTGAAGCTGAATGCCGGACGGGTAAAGCTCATCTACAGTGAGAACGAGCTGAGCGTTCGCGGACGTGACGTCAAAATTAGAGCTGGCCATTTTATGCCCCTAAAAAGAGGCCCCAACGGTCAAACCGTCAGGGCCGATGATGTTCACTAGATAACTGCAATCACTTCTGCGGAAAGAGCCTGAACGCTTCCCGCATACGCGTAGAAGATTGTCACGGAAGGCGCTTCGCGGTTCGCACGACCTGCGGCATCGGGCAGGGTGATGCCGAGCCAATAGCCCTTGGAGGTGATCGCTCGAATCACGTCCTCGCCGTCGTCGCCCGTCTCCTGCATGATCTGCGCCTTCTGCGATTCATTGAGTGCGAGACCGGCGTCAATCACGCCGTTATTGATGCAGCGGTTAATCGGATCCTGGCACCACGCGCGAATCAGTGCCTCGCCTGCGGCGTTGTACGGTACTCGGTTGACGTTCTTGAAGCCAGACATGCAGCTAGTCTGGATCGCGGAGCGCAGATAGATCGAGCCATAGAGCACGTCAACAAAGCCGTAGAAGTCGCTAGAGAGCGTTCCGCGGTTGAAGAGCTGGAACTGATCGTTACGCGTAGCGTACTGGCCGATGAAGTTGATGCGGTTGCTCTCAAGCGCGTTCGCAACGGATTCCTCGAGAACGTTCGGAGAAAGGCCGGAGGCGTACTTGGCAAACCAAGTCTTCATGCCCTGCGTGCGGTTCCAAGCGATAGAAGCGCCGCAGGCCATTGCCATAGCGGAAAGTCCCCACGTCGGGAAGTAGATCGGGACTACGACGTCGTACTTATCAACAATCTTTGCAAGCGCGCCGTTCGAAGCCGTCAGCGTGCTTTCAAGATTCTTGTCGCTAGACCACGGGAAGTAAACGAAGTCGTCGTAGATGTCCGCCCACGCGGCAAGAGCTTCAATTTCTTCAAGCTCGGCCTCCCAGAGGGTCGTAAAGCCCACCCAGTTTCGCGTGACGGCGCAGACGGCTTCCATGTTGGCCGCCTCGGTCATGGCATCAACACCCTGAGAGACGACTGCGCCTGCGACCTGCGTCAGGCCGAGCATTTCGCTGAGGTCGGTGCCGCTGTCGGACTTAGAGGCGTAGCCAATCGTTGCAGCCTTGCCCTTCGTGTCCGTCGTAAACGTGAAGGCGTTGAGATTGCTGTCGTACGTGCCCTTGACGCCTGAGATCGCCGTAGCAATCTTCGTCGCGGCATCAGAGAGCGAAGTAGCAGAGGAGAGATCGATCGAAGCGGCCTTCTTTTCCTGACCGCCGACGCTAATCTTGAAAGAGCCGTCAGTGATTTTCTTCAGGGCTTCGAGCGTAACGGAAAGCTCGCCGCCACGAATCCAGGCGCCGTCAGCCTCGGTAATACGACGTGCGATCACAAGAGACTTCGGCGCGCTCTGCTGGTTCTGCACGCCGCTGAAATACTGCTGAGCAAAAGCCGTCTCTTCGGCCTCGGCTCCGAACATGGCAGACACATCCGACGTCGACGAAAAGGCTACCGCAGGCGTACTGGCGGGTAGAACCGTGTTCTTCGTGAGCAGGAGCCCATTGGTTTCAAGATCGCTACCGCCGCCGCTGATTACGCGCGGAGAGACCGCAACGATGCGGGATGCAGGCAAAGACATATGGATATCCTCCAATAAAAAAGCGCCTCTGCGGGCGCTCCTTGGGTAAGTTAATTAAGACAATGCACATCAGCGCGGCGGGAATCGCACATCGACGTTATACACGCCGACATGCACGGCATCAGTGCTTTCAACATCAAGCCTGACGACGTGCGTGTAGGTGATGTGGAGCGTCGTCGTCCATCGCTGAACGAACTGATTTTCATCTACCACCACGGTTGTATTGCGAACGTCATCAGCGTAGAGACTGGATAGGCCGTACTTCTGAAAGAAGTCGCAGCCTGACACCGTTCTGGCCACCGTCGCGACCGATTCTGCGCGCATACGGGCAGTTTCAGGATGATCGCTATAGACGTCGACTTGAACGCTCATCTCGACCAATCTAGAGACCACGGCGTCCATTTTCTGAGTCGCCGTGTCCCACTCATAGGCCTCGACGGGCGTCCCGATCTCACGGTGCGCGATGATCGTATTAACGACGTAATCGCGCGAGTCCGGCAGAGAAAGGTTGTTTTGATTTCCCGCGATGACGTGCGTAGCCTCAAGGCCGGACATCATCAGCAACTCGAAGTCTTTGACGGCCTTGTAGACCGTCTCATCGGAGACGATCGTAGAGCGCGTAGGAGGGCTTTGCATCACAACCATACAATCCCCTGCGGCGGGCTTAGCTGAAGCGTAGCGCGCACACTCAACCAGTTGACGCCTGAAAAGTTTTCTAGAACCGCATCTACAGCCCATACAGTCCCGTCCTTGCGCAGGATGTAATCCCCTGCGCGGGAGAGCGGACGAAAGATGCCTGCGGTCTGTTTTGCAAAGTCCTTCGGGGCGAATAGGTAGAACTTACGCACGATCGAATTAGCCCCCGCCATGTCGGCATGAAACAGCGCCGCATCGCCCTCGCTCTGCACCTGCGCCATAACGCCCATAGTGCGCTCGTACTGCGGCGCGGCAAAGCCATTTTCATCAGGCACTGAGCCCGTTGAGTGAAGTAGCTGAACTTCCTCATCCGGGTGGATCGCATTGATCGATCCGCGTACCACTGCATGTAAATTCAGCCCCATACAACTCCCTGATTCTCAACCGTGAAGCTCATGTTCACTTGACCTCAAAGGCGATTGAGTGAAGCAACGCCCCCGACAAAACCATCGGCTGCGTCGTGGCAGAGTTGGCTTTCGACGAGTGGTTTTTTCCCCCAGTCTTACGCCCTGCAGACTGCGCGGCGTAAAGCCCCATCGTGAGCGGCGCGCGCTCTTGGAACTTTTCCTTTGTCGTCCCGCCACTTGCAATGGTTGCCTGCACGTCTTGTGCGGCGACAGTGCCTAGTACAGTCAGAGCAGACGCGGGGTCTTGCAACCCCCGTAGCGCCTTCTTCAGCACGCCCTTCCATTTTTCTTGCTCGGCAACGAGCGTCCCTCGCAGGAACGGTCGGGGCGGGTTTACTAATACCGTCCCCGGCTTGATGGCCGCCTTGCTGAAGTCCGGGTGCCCCCGATCACTTAGGGGCACCGAGCGTCCAATGGCACCACTCAGGAAAAGCGATTGCTTGGGCGTGACGCGCTGAGCCCAGCCGAACTCAACGTACTGCGCGTATTCGGCAATGCTTGCGTCAGTCACCCCTACCTCGACCACTTTCGCGGCGCGATTCCCGTACTGCTTGGCAAGGCCCTCAAGCCTTTGCGTCACCTTGCCTGCGTCAATCTTGATGCCCATCATTACCCCCACGGGTGATAGTTGTCAGAGACGTACAGGCGTCCTCCGAGACGGTATTTGCCCGTCATCATCCAATACGTAGACCCACAGGGCGTCTGATTCCACCACTGCGCGGACTGCGAGTTGCTCTTGATGAGATCGAAGGATGACGACACCGAGCCTTCTGATGCACTGGCCACGCGACCGGGCTGATCGCCGCGCGTAGAGAGCGTGGCCATATGACACAGCGCGTAATAGAGAAGCACTTTACGCTCGAGCACTGGGGGCGTCGCATCAGGATCGAACGGGGCAAAGCTATCTGCGTCAGTCGTGCCGACGATCGCCCCCACCTGATCCCACAGCACACCCAAGAGCACATCATTGATGACGGTCTCTGTCAGCCCTGGGAACCATGAGCGGAATTCTTCAATATCAAGCGCTACGTTCATTTTTAGGCCTCGATGTCTTTTACCTTCTCAACGCCGACCGAAGCCGGATCGACAGGCTCGACGCCCGTGCGCATCTCGGCAATCTCATCGCGGCGTGCCTTGAATTCCTTCTCGCTCCTCATCTCCCAGAGGAGCGGGGGCATGGCGGTGAAGGCGCGCTCGCCACCATGTTTGCGCTTGATGTCCTCCCAGTCTCGGCGTGCTACGCCCACCAGGACGGCATTCCCTGCGCCGAGGAGAACGCCCTTGGCCTGCCCCCTTAGCGCGTGATTAACCCCCGGGAAAACAACGGTTTTCGTGCCACCATTGCCATTGTCAACGTCATCAAACTTGAGCCCGAGGGGCATGCCGCAGGCAATGTAAATGATCTCATCGCCTGCGATGTCAGAAACCTTCTTTGCTTCCTGCTCAGCGGTGTCGGCAATGATGCCCGTGGTGCCGAGAGCAGAAGCCTTACGAGTACGAGTAGTGCGAGCCATAAAAAAACCTATTCGTGACAAGAGTTTGGGCAGGGCAGGCGTGAACCCGCCCCGCCGTGGAGATAAAGGCCGTTCGTGACGGCCTGCGAGTTTTAGATGCCGACCATCGTCGCAACGAGGCTCGGGCGGCGAATCACGCAACCCCACGTGCCGGCCGTGGCCTTCTGCGTGAAGCTGGATTCATGCGCGATCAGGCGACCGAGGCCGAAGGCGCGGGAGAAGGCGGAGAAGCCCGTCTCGTCGCCATACACTTCCTTGACCGTCATGTAAAGCATTTCACCGGAGGCCGTAGAGAGCTCGGGAAGCTGAACGATTTCGATGTTCGGATAGTTTTCCTGCAGCATGACCTTGGCCGTCTTGCCAAACTGATTCGGCTGAGTCAGGTAGCCAATCATCTTGTTGGAGATGCCCAGAACAATCGGGGCGTTCACGTCAAGATGACCGCCATTGTTGGCAGTCAGCTCCTGCCACAGCTTGTTCACGTCATTGAACACGAGCGTGGCCGCGTTGTTCGGGTCGGCCGCGATCTTTTCAGCCCACGTAGATTTGCTATTGACCGACACCGGAGAAATCGATTCCGGGATGTTCGGATCATTGAGCATGCCGTAGATTTCCATGCCCGCAACGCCGTAGAGCTGGAACTTGTTTTCAGCTCGGGCAATGATTTGAGCGGCCGCGTTCTGCTTGCGAGCGGGGAGATTGACGTTGGCCTCGGCGAGCTTCGCCGTTTCGAGATCGCCGTACTTAATCGTCGTCTGATAACGGAAGTTCTGACGAACCGGGAAGTTGTAGTTGACGTCAGTGCTCGTGCCGTTCGCGAAGTCGTTGTACGGCGAGACCTGACCTGCCACCTCTTCCACGCTGAAGGTCGCGTAGTCCTGCGTAAAGGAACCAACGAGCGTCTTGTCAAAGAACTTCGTGGCATTCGTGACACCGAAGAGCACATCAATGATGCGCGGGTCGACGTACGTGTAGAGGGCCGCGGGCGCGCCGACATTCGGCTGCGTGGAAAGCGCGGCATCCTGTGCGAGCTGGTCGCGGTTGATGTTCTTGAGAACGATGCGACCGTCCTTTTCATCGAACGGCATAAAGCCGACGGCGTACGGAGCCTCGATGCCGCGCGCCTTGGCATTCAGAAAGTTTTGATCCATATGAATTTTCATGGCCTTTGCTCATCACAAAGGCC